CGTCGGCTCGAACCTTCTTGTGGCCAAACGCAAATTTCTCCCCCTTCCCCGTTCGCCCCATGAAGTACTTCATCTACGCCCGTAAATCCACGGAGACGGAGGACAAACAAGTCCTCTCCATCGAGGCTCAGCTCGCGGAGCTGGCCGAGCATTCCGAAAAAGAACGCCTTGAAATCGCGGCTTCCTTCGAGGAAGCCAAAACCGCCAAAGAACCCGGCCGAACCGTGTTCGCAGAAATGCTTGCCCGTATTGAACAGGGTGAAGCTCAGGGAATACTGTCATGGCATCCAGACAGGCTCGCCCGGAACAGCATCGACGGGGGACGCATCATCTACATGCTTGACACCGGAAAACTCCTTGATCTCAAGTTCCCCACGTTCTGGTTTGAAAGCACGCCACAAGGCAAATTTAGGGACTTATATACTTGAGTAACCCTATACGGAGGTTATCTTTTTCTTGTTTCGGTACATAGCTGGCAAATCCTCGGCCTTTACGCGGAACTTGGTACCGTGATTCCGTATAGATGTTCCCTCCCCTCCATTTGTCCTCGCGTCGAAATCAACGTGCATTTTCCCGATAGCCAGAGCGTTGCAGAATCCCGAAATATCAAACTCCCAATAGGCGGTTGCCCCCGTGTACTGCACTCCATGTACGGGGTATTTCACGACCTTCCCATCTACCACAATGAGCCGCCGTAGCTTGCCGCCGCAACAGTTCATCAGCGTTTCATGCGTCCAGTACGGCACCACGTTATCTTTATGCCTATTCCGCACGACAATCCGGTCATTCTCATTCACGACATAGAAGCCCCGTGGTGATTCGCCGCCTATCGTGTGCCGGAAGCTCAGCCGCCCCTGCCCATCATCCCACCCGTATTCATGCACCATGAACCGCATAACCCCTCTAGGCTGCGGGTCTTTGTGAAACAACGTGATGAGAGATTGACCACCGTGAAACTTCACTTCCCAATCAAGTAAATCCGGCGAGTCATTATTGTTCTCTTTCACGCCTAGCAAGTGCTCTAGGAGTCTCCCCGGTGCGCCTGTACCACGGTACGACTTTTCATCGGGCATGGGAACAATCCCCATGCGTAGAATTTCGCGGATTTTTTCAGAGGCCGCCGATAGTGAGCGCGGTGGAGGAGACTGCAAAAGGCTTACGGAAAGATTTTCAGGCGGGACTTTCGCTTGTACTCGTCCAGCCTTTTGCTTGCCATTTTGCAGTATGCAGTAGAAATATCAATGCCAATCCAGTCGCGCTGCATTGCTGTTGCTGCGATTGCCGTTGTCCCGCTGCCCATGAAGGGGTCGAGTACAACCCCGCCTCGGGAAGCCTGTATACAGCGTTGTGCAAGCTCTACAGGGTAAGGAGCCGGATGGTCGTTTCCTCTTTCCTGCGGGAACTCCCATACATCCGTCATTTTGTTCGCCCCCATTGCCAGTTTGAAATCCGGTTTACAAATCATGTAAATGACTTCGTATGTCGGTAGGAAGTATCCCAAATTGAAGTTTATGCCTCCCGCCCTCTTCCAAATGATGATCTGCCGGACTGGGAAACCCGACACAATGTCATTGCGGTCTTGTAGCACTCCATCCTGTACGCGCCACTTGTGATTGTAGAAGATTGCGCCGTCCGGTTTCAGTACGCGCATCATGGCCTCTAGGCAATCCCTCTGCCATGCAGCGTATTCATCATGCGGCATGTTGTCGTGGTGTTCATCGTAGCCATTCATCAATTGCGCCTTAGGCCACTTCCCGCCGCGTCCATCTTTCATGCCGTTGCCGGTGGAGTTTTTGAGATTGTACGGCGGGGACGTAACGACAAGACTGACAGATTCCGCTGGCATCTTGTTCAACGTCGCCACAACATCTCCACAATGAAACTTGTTCAGCCATCGTGAGACTGAACGCTCTACGGGCAATCTATCTACTTGCTCAAATATGGGAGCATGAACAAGCGATCCCATGACATCATTGAAGCTGGCTGGTATCGGCTCAATGATTTTGGCGGTACGGGGATTCATGCGGTGAGTTGTTTATAGGTAAGCCTCCTATGTCCGGCATTGTAGAATGCAAGAGCCATCGTGTCATGTCCTGTTAGCGAACCCGCATTGTGCCGGAAAGCAAACTCATTGATATAGCGATTCAAGTGCTCCTCACTCATTTGATGGTAAATGCCCATCAGTCCGCGCTTGAGGATTGCCCAGAATGATTCAATGCCGTTCGTGTAGACCATGCCGTCTACGTACTGGCCTACAGAGTGATTGATAACGTGGTGCTTGTAGTCGGCAATCCCTTGGTAGGAACGGTGCTCGTCGGTACAAAGTGTACTGCCCTTCTCTACATGCTTTCCGATGAGACCGTGGATGGTGGAAGCAGTTGTGTCGGCAATATACTTAGCTCGTACCTTTCCTCCGCGTTGCTTCATGCCGAGTACCGCGCTTTTTCCCACTGCCCCGCGTCCTGCGTTTAGCCTCTTGTTGCGGTGCTTGTTCTTCTCCTTTCCTCCTATGTAGGTTTCATCGGATTCTACCGTTCCATTGAGTTGCGTGGTGCTTTTGTCCATAAAGGATTCGCGGATACGGTGCGCGAGAAACCATGCCGTTTTCTGCGTCACGCCTAGCGTCTTTGCGAGTTGAACGGAAGAGATACCCTTGCTGTTAGATGTAAGAATCCAAACGGCCATGAGCCACTTTTGCAGAGGGATTTTGCTTTCTGCAAGAACGGAATTAGTGCGGACGGTGAATTGCTTTTTGCACTTTCCACACTTGAAACGGCGTTGCTTCTCTAGGCGGTAGATACGATGGTTACGGCAGTAAGGGCAGTTCATGCCACGCGGCCAACGGGCGGCGATGATGTACTGCTCGCAAGCATCCTCGTCGGGAAACTTACTGATAAACTGAGGGAGGGAAATCGGGTCTTTCATGGGAGGAGTAGGAAAGTGGAAGAATACTAACCCCTCCCGTTAGGTTAGTCAAGTATATAATTCCCATTGGGAAACTGCCGCAGAGAGAGCCGAGGATCTGCTTGGCTGGCTCGACAAAGGATGCTTTCCTCCGAAGATCACCGGTCACAAAGACTTCGACAAGCTCGTAGCACGGAACGCTTGTGACGCGATCGCCGCGTGGGATGTCGCGTAGCTCGGACGCTGCCCTCATCCATTTGGTGGATGGGGGCTTTTTGAAGTACCCACCCACGAATTCAGAGCTCGATGATGCCCATATTGCCTGAAGCAACACGGGCCATTTCTACGGATACTCGGTAGTTGCCTTCCCGGTATTCGCCTTGGTTGAGGTATTGCACGATCTTCTCATGCGCCTCTGATCCGGTGACGGCAAAGATGACGTACCGCCACGGGGAGTTGTTATTTTCTTCGACGAGCTTCACGGTTACAAGAAAGATGTGAAGCGGAAGTCCGTTCTCGTCCTTCGGAAACCGAAACTTGCTCTCATCTACGTCGCACTGAGGTACAGGTTGGTTAATCATGGTGATGGTGGGAAAATGGGTAGGGAGGTGGGTGGGTGAAAACAGTTTGACACAGCCCAGTCGGTTGCGCTAGTTTTCTCGCGATGCTGACAAGTCTCATTTTGAATCGGGAACTATCACACGCTGATGGCTTGTCAGCTTTTTGTGTGTGCTCTGGTTCTCGTTTCAAGATGAGCTATGGATAACGGCTGGATTAAAATCCACCGGCAATTGATGAACTGGGGCTGGTACGACAACAGCTACATGGTTCATTTGTTTCTGCATTTGCTGCTTGAGGCGAACCACGAACCGAGAGAGTGGCACGGCATTACTGTGAGCCGTGGGCAAGTTATCGTCGGTAGGAAGAAGCTGAGTGAAGTGACCGGCATTAGCGAGCGATCTATTCGCACTTGCCTTCATCGTTTGGAAGAAACGCAAGAATTGACCATCAAAACGACCAACAGATTTTCGCTTATAACGATCAGGAACTACGAAAAATACCAATTGAAGGGAAGTGGCGACCTGAAAGCTGACCAACAAACGACCAACAAACGACCACAAACAAGAACTACAAGAACTAAAGAACTACGTGGTCTTCCGAAAAGTTTGATACGCTGGCTTCGACAGCACGGGAAAGGTGAGGGATACGACAGGTGGCTTGCACAAGAATTCGGGGAGACGATCGACAAGGCATGGCAAAAAGTTCTCGCCGGAAAGCAGGTGAGCACGCCGACGGACTTCGTTGATCTGTGCAAAACTCTCGATACTTCCGCCTAAGGCGAGTGAGAGTCCTGCTCTTCGCCATCGGGTACGGGCTGCTGAAAGTGTACGCATTCATCCTGATGCTGTTCTTGCGGGCATACGTCGGAGTTGTCGAGGGGCTTGCAGATCTTGTCGTGCGAGTGATGCGTAGACGATAGTTGCTTCCGTAAGCGAAGAACTGATACAGTCCGCCCCGTGGACACGTTTCACTTTCCCCGTCGGGAATCCGCTGTAAGCCGTGTTCACGGTATTCACCCGTCGATAATCTTCCACGCCTACTCGCGTTTTGGACTCGTCCTTCTCTGTTGGCAGGCTTATTCGTTCTGTTGGCACGCACTGTAATCGGTTGGCCGAGGTTAGCCGCATGCGGGTATCGTCAGAACATTTCTAAACGGAAGCGAGCGTGCCAGCGGGTGGTTGTGCTAGAATCTCTCCATGAAAGAAGAGAACGAAGTCTGCGGCAAATGTTCAAAGCCCAAGGGTGATGATGAAGGATGCTGCAAGTGCGGCGCTCCGACGAAGTACGATCCCAGCTTCTGCGAAAAGGCCGTGGAGTACGTCGAACAATGCCGGACGGAGAAAGTGGGTAGGGTGCTGAAAGTGAATCTTCCAAAGATAGAGGGATTCGCCAAATTCTTGGGTGTAAGCCGCTCTACGGTTCATTTATGGTCAACCGAGTATTCTGAGTTTTCGGACGCTTTGGATTTCATCAAGTCAGAACAGAAGTCGCGTCTGCTCGATTACGGGCTTTCAGGAGAATACAACAGCACGATTGCGAAGCTCATTCTCTCATCGGATCACGAGATGCGGGAGAGGTCGGACACGAACGTGAACATAAAAAAGGACGGCGCTGCCGAACTTGCTGCGGGGATGATGGGGAGCGGCAAAGCAGAACCCGACGATGGTGATGAGTGATGCACTTGTCAAGCTGTGATGCGTTGACGATTCCCGTGTGCATCGCTACGCTCCGGGCGAATGGTCTACTCGCACACCCTCACCGGTCGCTGGACGAAGACGGTCGTCGATGTCCGTTGTGACTGCGGCTGCTCGTTCTCCTTCTGCCGGGAACTGATGCTCGCCGGCTCCGTGGCTGCCTGCCCGAAGTGCGGGAATCAGGAGTTCCAGGCAGAGAACATCATCCGGGTTGTGGTTTCCCCTCTGGAAATCTGATGGCACCACTACGATTCAGAGCTTGGCATGAAGGCAATATGCATTACAACGTAAACGTCGATCACGGTGGAAAACCAAACATTGATGCTGACGCAAATACGGACGATTTCCGCACGTACCTACGCGACGGAATTGTCATGCAATCCACAGGACTCACCGACAAGAACGGGAAGGAGATATTTGAGGGGGGTATTCTTGACTGGTTTATACTTCGCCATGTTCACAGTGATGTTTCATGGAATGAAGAACGATGCGGATTCGTGTTGCTAAGCCAGATAAAAAGCGATACTGGCTGTGTAAGTCCGTATCTGCTCTTGCAGAGTAGAACAGCACAACAATCGGAAATCATCGGCAACATCTACGAGAACCCCGATCTCCTTCCCAAGGTGGCGTGAGAATGAAGCTCACGATAAAAGGCGATTCTGTAATGCTCGATGCAATTCGAGGGTTCTCGAACAAGACGCTCGCATTAAAGTGTTTTGACAAGGATTGCCGCTTAGTTGATTGCAGGATGTTTGAGGCGATAAGGCGACTGGATTACTTAGAAGACGTGTACGACGACTACTGCCAACGTCATGGTTGCTATCGCGGCAGGATTTCCGAAAAGTACCCTGCAACAGAGCTTCTCAACGATGAGCTATATGATCAGCTTCTTGAATACTACGAAGCGCCACCGCCCCTTACCGTGCCGATCGTATGAAATACGCCCGCCCTCCATTTCCAATCCCACTCTACGAACGCTTCAAAGCCGTATCGAACAAGCTTCGCTGGGACGGCATCGGACAGAAGTGGGAACTGCTGGAGCGTCTGCTGGATTACGCTGAGGAGAATCCTTCCCTGTTTGCGAAGCGATGACACCTCCCGACACCGCCTGCCGAGTTGAAATGAAGAACGGTCTCATCCTGGAGCTGGCCATGTCCTCAAGCCGCGTAAAGTACCTCCGTCGGAACAAGGCAGAGCTTCAGATTGAGATGGACGGGAAGCGTATGATGCTCGACACGACGAAGATTAAGAAGATATCCGCTATTTAACCCCCACCCCTATGCTTCCCCTCAACGATTACGTCATTCTCACGCCCGTCAAACGCGACAGCCGCATGGACATTCCGGATGATGAAGAGCGATACGTTGGCGACGTGAAGGCGTGCCCCAGTCCGTCCTGTGTATTGGTCGGTGCGAGAGTCGCCTACGACGTGAAGAAGGCGGTTCGTACAAAACACGGCAACGACGAATTTATCTGCGTGCCGCAGGAGGCACTTCTCTACATCCTTTCCCCCGACACTGATGAATAAGGAGCTTATTTTTGGCAACGAATCCCGCAAGGCGGTTTTGATCGGGGCTGAGAAGCTCGCTCGTGCCGTGCAGGCGACAATGGGTCCGCGAGGTCGAAACGTCCTCGTGAGACGGCAGTACATGCCGCCATTCATGACGAAGGACGGAGTGAGCGTCGCAAACGAGATTCAGCTTCCCGACCAATTTGAAAACATGGGGGCAGTGCTGGTTCGCGAGGCTGCGACCAAGACAAACGACGCGGCGGGTGACGGCACAACGACCGCGACGGTTCTGGGCTATGCCATGATGAGCCAAGCATTCGACAAGCTGGTGGACGGGGCGAATGCGATCGCTATTTCCCGTGGCATGAAAATGGCGTGCGACGCTGTCGTAGAAAGACTCGCTGAGATGGCTACCGACGTTTCGAGCAAGGAAGAACTGAAGGCTGTCGCATTGATTTCTTCACAAGATGAAGAGATAGCGAAGGCGGTTTCCGGGGTGGTTGATGATGTCGGACCCGAAGGAGTCGTTACTGTTGAGCAGGGGCACGGGCAGAACATCGACGTCGAGAAGGTGGACGGTATGCAATTCGGGCAGGGATACCTACTCGCTCACTTCGTGACGAACCCCGAAAGGATGACCGCCGAATACGAGAACCCTGCGATCGTGATCGTGGACAAGAGAATCCTGACACCGAAGGAGCTGCAACCGCTCTTCGATCAGATTTTGGAGAAACAGAAGAACATCGTTCTGATCTGCGAGGACATCGAACGTGCTCCGCTTGCCGTCTTGGCTCAGAACAAAATGAATGGCACGTTCAACCCAGTTGTGATTAAGGCTCCCGGCTACGGTGATCGGAAGAGGGAGTACCTTGGAGACATCGCCGCACTGACCGGGGCAACTGTCCTTTCGGATGAGTCCGTTGGGTTGGCAGATGCAACGCTGGAGCACGTCGGAACGGCGGAGAAGGTGATTGCTACGAAGCACAACACGACGGTTGTCGGTGGAGCGGGGAAGGGCGGAGACATCGCAGGGCGCGTGGGCGAGATCCGAGCAATGATTGAAAACTCAGAGTCCGACTTCGACAAAGGCAAACTCCGGGAAAGAGTGGGCAAGCTGACTGGCGGTGTTGCGGTGATTCGTGTCGGTGGTTTGACAGAGACAGAACAGAAGGAACGCCAGTACCGAGTTGAGGACGCGCTGAACGCCGCAAGAGCGGCGAGAGACGAAGGCGTGGTCATCGGAGCGGGTACAGCGTACATCCGCTGTCTCAGCGCATTGGAAGGTCTCACAGGCGACGAAGACGAAAAGGTTGGCATCGACATCGTGAGGAACGCCCTTATCTCTCCATGTCGGCAGATCCTTGAGAACTGTGGCGAGGGTGACAAGTTGAAAGAAGTGCAGGCTGCCGCAGAAGACGAAGGCTTCAACGGAATCACTCGCAAGATCGAGAACTTGAAAGAAGCCGGAGTGATTGACCCGAAGAAGGTGGCTCGTTGCGCTCTCGAAAACGCCGTCTCTGTTGCCTCGATGTTCGTGACGCTGGAATGCGCCATCGGCTTTGAGAAAGAGCCCGAAGCGCTTTCTGTCTAATTCCCACTTTTTGTATGCTCGTTGAACCCTACATCGCAATAAGAGGACATTTGGCTGGGAACATAGAGTATCGTGATGCCGCTCTCTTTCAAAAGAAAGACGGCACTTGGGTGTGCGACGGAGATTGGATTCCCTACGCCGACTTCGAGCGGGAGAAGCTGAGGGAGCTTGGTTCAGTCAACGAATATATTAAGGCGCACGAATGGGGCTATTCTTTGGGAATCAATTTAGACGACGGTGTGAGGATTCTGGACTCAGAAGTTCTGATTCACTATTCGCATGACTGCTATGAAGCAGACTCCGAATCCTCCCGCCTCCTCAATCGTGCCGAGTTCCTCAAGGCTGTGTGCGAGAAGGAGGGGGTGGAGTGGTTGCCGGCAACCGGTGGATACGTCGCCCCTAAAAGTCTCGATGGCTATCGGGTCGGCATTGACTGGGGAAAGGACAATGGCCCCAAGGCAACCGATGTCGTGGAGGAGTTGTGCGACTGCGACTGCGACTGCGACGTCTACAGCAAGGCGGAGATCGACAAGCGGTTAGAAATGATCGCTAGAATCATGCGGAAGATGCACATTTCAAAAGAGTCAAACGCATTGACCGATGAATTCCGTTCCCGCTTCCTTACCAAAAAGCACGTATGAGTTTTCTCCTCATCTTCCTCTTCTTCGGGCTTCCCTTCATTGTTACTGCAGATCAATGCAACAAGAAGAACCGCAGTGTCTTGAAAGGACTGTTTCTGACGGGACTGTTGACGCCATTCTTTCTCGGCTGGGTGGTAGCAATAGGTCTGTGGCTGTCTCTGAAAACACGAGATCGCGATTCAAAGACGCTGTATTGAACGTTGTCATCATGCCCACATGAAACACATCTGTGACTCCTGTGCTGACGAACAAGGCTGCACCGTACCCGAAGGCAGTATCATCCGACAGCATTTCGGTAAATGTTCATTCTGCAAGTATTACCTCATGGTTTCTGCGGTAAGTAGCTGGACGTGGCATAATGCGAAGTGTTGAAGACCATTCGCGATCTAAATCAGCGGGAGCGAGAACAGACGCTTGAGCGGGTACTGAATGCTTTCATTATCTTCTGCCGCCAGAACTTCCAATTCGATCTCTACGACTACCAGATACGGATTGCACGCGCTTGCCTGTCGTCGTTGTTGGTAGAGCCGAAGGACGTCTTTATCAAGCTAGCTCGCCAAAGCGGGAAGACTGAAACAATCACGCTGCTGCTGCGGTTCCTCATTATCTTCTACCGACTTCTGACCGGTGATCCGCTCATGGCGGGCATCGCCTCTCCGAAGGGAGAGCAGGCGAAGACGGACTTGGACCGTCTGAAGAAGTCGATCAACGAACTCCGCAACTCGTGGCAGGTGGAGGATCGGGAATACAACGCGCACACAGTGCGTGCCTACCGCTTTAACAAGCTCTTCGCTGAGATTTTCAAATTCTCCCTGGGGAACACTACGAACGAATCCAAGACGCTGAACGTGTTGGTTGTGGAAGAAGCCCACAAGATCGACGACAAGAAGCGAAGCGATCAGCTCGACCCGATGCTTTCGTCCACGGGCGGTGTGACTTGGCATATCGGAGTCGGCTGTCCGAAGTACGGGGACTTCAAAAAGGGCTGTGATGGCGAAATGCCGGATTCGGTCGTCGTGAAGGTCGATGTGGAAGAAGTCATTCACGATCGGAGGAAGAAGTACGAAGAGACCGGTGATCCCAAGCATCTTGAGTACGAGAAGGCATTCCAGCGGGAGCTGCGGAAGAAGGGTAAGGACAACCCTGAGATTCGCATGAACTACTATCTCGAAGACATCGTGGAGATCAGCAGCTTCATTTCTCGGGAAAGGTTGTTGTCTTGTGCGCGCGGAAAGGATGCGGAGATCAACACAGACAAGCTGGGACTGGGGCTCGACTGGGCGCGGGAGTCAGATGAAACGATCGCCACGCTCTCGAACCCGCTCAACGACGTTGCGGTGTGGTTCGCGTATCCGCACGTTCGGTACGAGGATCAGATTCAAATGCTGCTGAAAGACCTAGAGCCGTTTCGGGAGAAGATCGCAGGTGTGCGGTCTGACGCAACGGGGCAAGGGGACGGCCCGTCTGAACTTCTGGAGAACACGTGGCTTCCTTGCGGACCCGACACAAAATTCAAGTTCACCACGCAGAGCAAGAATGATCTGTACGTGAACTTTGAGCAGTCGCTCTTTGCAGACGAAGGAGATAAGACGCGCTTTTCGTATCCGGCTGACCATCCGCTCGCAGAGAAGTTCGAGGGGCAGATGCTTTCCTTGGTTCGCGAATACATCGGCGACGGTGAGTATCTTTCGGTACACCACCCGAAAAACGACCCCAATGGACGCGATGACCTGCCGGACTCCACAGCACTGTCCACGTTCGCGGCGAAGAACGCAGGCATAGGAGATATCATTGTGTTTTGACGGTGAAATCGGTGTACACTGTCACTGAATGCCTTCCCTCTTCACCCGCTTACAGCACGCTAGCCGAGCGTTCATGCGAGGCAATGATTTTGGTTCTCCATTCCCGCAGTTCTGGAATCAGCCCGGTGCGCCGTCGCTCTTCAAACCGCACGAGTCGCTCGAAGTGCATGGCGATAACCCGTGGCTCTATTCGTCCGTGACACGGGTCTCGTTTCAGATCGCTGAGACGGAATTCTATCTCCAAGTCGCGAAGAAGGACGATATCGAGTTCATCGAGGTGCATCAAGCTCTCGAAACGCTTCGGCTTCCGCAACCGGTAGAAGGCGGCAAGTCATTGCTGACAAGCATGGACCTGATGATCGTCACATCGCAGCACTTGATGCTGAACGGTGAATCGTTTTGGTTGCTCGATCGACGATTGAAGGCAAGCGGAGCGCCCACAAACATTCTTCCGCTTCTTCCGGGATTCATGGAGGTCGAATTAAGAAAGGGATTGCTGCGGTACACATACCGGCTACCCGATCGCCAAGTGGAACTCGATCCGGTCGATGTCGTTCACTTCAAAATGCCGGACCCGAAGAACTGGGTTCGCGGCCACAATCCGACACAGAGCATCCGTTACGCGCTCGATACGCACAAAGAAGCCGACGTGATGAACTACAAGCGCCTGCGGAACAACGCAGTTCCGGGCGGAGTCTTATCGACTGAGCAGAATCTAAGCGAGGAAGACATCAATCGGCTGAAACAGCAGTGGCGGGAAACGTACGGTGGATCAGACAATGCAGGAAAGACCGCGTACCTGCCAAAGGGATTGAAGTTCGACAAAGTACAGGAAAGCAATCAGGAGATGCAGTTTACGGAGGGCAAAGACAAGGCACGCGATGAAATCCTCGCGAACTTCGGGATCGGTTTGGAGATCCTTGGAAAGACTGAGTCTCAGACAAGAGCAAATGCGGAAGCGGCGATATTCGTATTCATGAAATTCGGGATCAAGCCTTTCCTGATGAAGATTTGCGACACGCTGAACAATGACTACCTTCCCGCTTTCCCCGGTACGGAGAAGATGGAGTTCGCATTCGATGATCCTGTGCCCGAGAACATGGAAGAGAAGCGTCTTAACTCCGAGAAGCTCTTCCAGAGTGGGGCACTCACACCGGACGAGATGCGTAAGGAGTTCGGACTAGAGCCGCTGAACATCAAGGGTGTAACCGACGTTCCATACATTGGCTTCAATATGATGCCCTCTACCGCATCGCCGCCATCTTTAGCGGCGTAGCAACACAAAAACAGAAACGGGCGAAGAAACCTCTACCGGGAATCGGAGACATCTTCGACGAGGACGAAGAAGCACGAATCTTGGCTAGGCTTTTTTTACCCTATTTCATGGAGGCGTTTGCGAAAGGAGTGAGTCTCGGTCAGCAGCAGGGGCATGACCTCACCGATTCAGACAACATATTCACGGTTGGCATTCGGAAAGCGCTGGAACTGAAGTCGTTTGAGCACGCCGCCCTAGCTATCGGTACAACAAAAGACGATTTAAGCAAGGCAATTAGTTTGGCGATAGAGAACGGGGAAGGAATTGCTGAACTCTCCAGAAGAATCGATGGTCTGTACATACAATCGAGCAGAGTTCGTTCTCTGCGAATCGCCCGCACGGAACTGACGGACGTTATCAACGAAGGAACGTTAGCGACTCTTCGGAAAGAGGGCTTTCAGCAGAAAGAATGGGCGACTGTTATCGATGGAAATGAGCGACCGACGCATGCCGCTGCGCACGGACAAGTAGTTGGAATCAATGAGACATTCACAGTCGGCGGTTCATCGGCGCAAGCCCCAGGCGACCCGATTCTTCCCGCCGGAGAAAGAATCAACTGTAGGTGTTTAATCGTCGGTGCAGGGCTTCCCGAGGATCGCCGCAGAGCGATTGGTGAGCAGTTCCTCCGCACGCATGGTGCGCTCGAACGACGCTTTGTGGTATCATTGCGACGAGCATTTCTTGAGCAACGCGATCGCGTTCTCTCTCACTTCCCTTCCTGAGCATGGCAGTCACCCGAATCGCAGATACAGCCACCGTACGCGCAGTCGATAACGAGGCGCGGACTATTGACGTAGTTGCGTCCACTCCCGCAGAAGATTCACACGGTACGCGGATCGATCAGGCCGGCTGGATGTTGGAAGACTTCAAAAAGAATCCAGTCATTACTTGGGCACACGATGACCGTGGCTTCACGGCATCCGGTGGACGTCCGATTGCGAAGGCTCTTCCTGAGACTGTTCGCGTTGAAGACGGGAAGCTGAAAATGAAGATTCAATTCCCGAAGCCGGGCGTATTCAAATTCGCGGACGAAGTCTTTGGATTGATGGCGGATGGTTACCTGAACGCAGTTTCTGTGGGATTCGATGCGATTAAGACAGAGGAAACCGAGACTGAGGACGGTGATAACGAGTTCTGGTTCCGCAAACAGAAGCTCCTGGAGGTTGCTGTCGTAACGATTCCCAGCAACTCCGATGCGTTGGCCGAACGTGCGAAGCGGATGAACGCCGATATCGATGAAGTTCGAGCTCGCGTTGAGAGCGTGGAAGAGATGGCGAAGGAAATCATCGATCCGGGAGAGCACGAGAAATACAAAAAGTATTTCGAAACCAAACAGAAAGCCAACCGCGAATCCACGAAGGTGCTGAAAGCATTCTTCAAAGCTCGTGACGAGGAGCAGCCCGAGGATGAAGTAGAAGCATGGAAGCGAATGCAGGAAATCATCGAAGAGGAAACATCTGAGGAAGTTGTCGAGACGAAAGAAGAGGTCGAGACACCTGCGGAGGAAGAAGAGCCTGAGACTGAGGAAGTTACGGTCGAGCCTGAAGAGCCAGAGGAGGAGGTCGAGGAGGAGTTAGAAACGCCACCAACCGAGACTGAGGAAGCCCCTCAGCCCGAACAGAAAGCCTCTGTTCAGATTCCCCTGGCCGATCTCGTTGCTTTCCCCGAAAGATACACGAAGGCGATGACCGGACTTGCTGTAGAAGCCCTGCAGCGGGGAGTTCCAACAAGTGAGTTGGATGGACTTCTCGAAGCCGCTGGAAGCCAATTCCAGCAGGCTCTTGCCAATTCCAAACTCTAACATGAGCAAAACCATTGAAGACACAGTGGAGGATTCAGTCCTCCAAGACCTTCATGAACGTATGAAGGAACAACCCAAAGACGAGCAGGCTAAGATGCTGCGCGCGTTCGCGGAGGAACACTACGGCGCTACCTTTCAGGAAAAGCCGGTAGTGGAACTGTCGGATGAACAGATCCGAATGATAATCCAGGGCGGCACAGAAGCCGCTAAGAAAGTCGCCAGCACCGAAGCTGGCAAAGTTGAGCGGAAATACGACCTTACTCCCGGACAGGCTTCTGAAGCTGCCGAGAAGGAGGTCGGTTCAATTCTGCAGAAGCACGCGAGCCGGCATAACGACTTCAAGGAATGTGCCAAAGTGATGCGAGCACTGACCAAAGTCGCATCCGGACGTGCGAACTACACCGAGTTGCAGAGCGCGTACGAGGCTGAGGCGGACTACGTTCGCAATAGCAACCGCGAAGTTCGTGCGATGTCAATCGGTACGGATTCGACCGGTGGTTACATGGGTGGTGAGCTGTGGGAAACGATGCTCTACGAGAACATTTCCCGCTACTCCTACGCTCGCAAGTACTGCACGATGCTGACGATGGAGAAAGAAATTCTCCGCATTCCGAAGCTGACCGCTACGGTGACTGCTGAGCAGACCGCAGAAAACACGGACATCACGGAAAGCCAGCCAACCTTCGATCAGTTCACGCTGAACACGAAGAAAGTGGACGTACTCACCAAGCCCTTCTCCGTTGAATTGTTCGTGACTGCCGATCCTGCCCTTGTTCCCGCTCTGATTGAGTTCTCCACCCGTGAGATCAAGAAGAAAGAGGACAACCTCGTATTCGGCACGTCTTCGCCCGGTATCTTGTCGCACTCAACCAACGTCGTGCAGCCTGCTGCCGGTAGTGGCAAGACCGCAATAACGGACGTCACCTTCGACGATTTGGTCGATGTGACGTACGAGTTGGACCCGCACTACCTCCCAGACGAGGACGTGCAGGGCTCTCATCTTTTCTCTTCCGGTGCGGCTCGCTGGTGGATTCCTCAGTCTCTCGTGCAGACACTTGCAAAGAGCAGTGGGAACGACAACTACCACTGGACCGACGTGAAGGAGCTGAAGCACAACAAGGAAATCCACGGTTTCGGCCTCAAGCGTGTGCCTGAGATCGCTGCTGCGCCAGCCGCAGCTACCAACTCATTCTGTTTTGGTGATCTCGGTTACATGGTCTGCGGTACTCGTCCCGGATTCCTCATCGACCTTCAGAGTCAAGGTACTGTTGACGGGGTAAACCTGAACACCGCGAACGCATACGCTGTTCGTGTGACAGAGACCTTCGATAACGACTCCATTGACGATGAAGCTTTCAGTATCTACAAGACAGCGGCTTCCTGAGCCGTAGTCTGATCGAAGGAAACCAGCCCGCCTTGTGCGGGCTTTTCCTTTTGTGCGAGTTTCGTGACGTTCATGTATACTGTCCTCGTGACGGTAACCTCTTCAGGTCTCCAACGGGCATCAAGCAACGGAACGCCGATTGCGTCTGCTGCAACAACGTCTGTTGTCGCTGCGCCGGGTGCAGGGCGAAGGTTGCGGGTCTACAAGATAATAGTCAGCAACGGAAGCGCAACGGCTACGTGGGTTCACTGGAAAGCGAACGCTGGCACTCTGTATTACCAGGAATACCTTTCACAAGGTGCTACTGTAGTGATTGACCTCGGCGATCGCCCGTGGGATCTGACAACCAATAAAGCTCTTGAAATGGTGACGTCTGCCGCAGGCAGCGTTGAGTACACGGTCGAATACGACGACCGCCTCGTTTAATTCCCCTTTATCCCATGAAGACCTACGAAGTAACGCAAACACATTTCTTCCGAGAGAACGGACAGAAAGTCGAAGCCGGGCAAACGACCGAGCTCTCCGAGGAAACCTACAAGGAATACCTCGTGAAGCACCCCGGTCTATTGAAGCCCGTTCGGGAAACGACGCAGGGTAGCCCAGCGAAGCAAACAACGCAGGCAACTCCGCAAGTCACCAAAGCTGCCGCACCTCAAAATGAAGAAGACAGCAAGCCGAAAAAGCGTCGTTCATTTCTGAATCGTAGGTCAAAGAAGAAGAGTTAGACTCTTCTCTGATATACTGTAATCGTTTTCATTCCAATCCTCTCTCATGGCAGAAAAGCTCCGTAATCAAAGTTCTATATTGAAAGGCCGCGCAGTTATCGGCGGTCTGATCGCATCCGGTGTCATCGGTGCAGGCATCTACGTTAATGGATTTGATAGCTCGGGCGGCATTTCCCCTGAGAAGAGACTCGCGTGGGAGCCACTGTACATCAACTGTACCGGAACCGGTGGTGACACAACGTACGACGTTTGTGTGGCTCAGAATCCGCTGACGAATATTGAAGGTGAAGACGGAAGTGACGATGCGGGTTCAGGAGCGATTCGGTACGTTCGTGTTGAAGTTGAAGATAACCCGGCAGGCGCCGGATTCGATGTCTGTATTATGAAGGCGTTGAATACCGCCTCCGGTGCGACACAAGGTCCGTGTCTGATCGACACAGGAGCTTCGGGAACGGGTAGCTGGAAGGAATACACTACTACACAAGGTTGGGGTAGCGGAGAGTACATCGTTGTGAAGTCTCTCAAAGATCCGACCACATCGTTGAAGATGCGAGTGTACGTGGAGTACGGCGACATATTTGGACAATAGACACGGGAACGTAATAGGCGGAAGAAGCTCCCTCGCGGGGGCTTTTTTCGTTCTGTGGTAGAATTGTCCCGTGGCAGTTTCCGCTAACGCACTGACAACAACGGCCAACTTCAAGACCGCTCACGGCGTATCTGGTAGCGGCGACGACACGCTCATCGAAAAGATCATTGACCGTGCAAGCGATTGGATTGAACAGAAGACGAATCGCAAGCTCAAAGCCCGACGGTACAACAACGGCGGATCGACGCACGCAACAACCGCTGTTGCCGACGAGGACTACATCTACTTCTCCGGGACGCGAAAGCGCGACGGGGGGAATACGATTGCCGATGAACGAGGATTCGGACGTTTCTACCTCCCACAGTGGCCCGTTCAGGCTAACTCAGTTTTGACGTTTGCGCTCGATACGCTGGATGACCGTGACAGCTCAGGCGGAGAGACGTGGGACACGACAACTCTGGTGGAGTTCGATGACTTCATCGTGAACCGCGAGGAGGGCTACATACAGCTTCTTGGAGCGTCTTTCGCGCGCGGGTACAGGAATTACCGCGTGACGATGGCTGCGGGCTACCAGGCGGGCGCAGCGCAGCCGTACGTGCCTGATGATCTGGAGCAGCTCTGCATCGATATCGGTGGCATGATCTACCACGAGAAGCGAAACGTGCAGAGTGAGAAGATCGGCACGTGGAGTCGGGTGTTTGATACGTCCAAAGACGATCCGCTGATTGCGGGTACGTTGGAGAAATATACCCGCACCATTCTGTGACGCGATTCCCCCGCCAAGTTCTTAAGAGCGTAGCTGTTTATCACTTGCCCAGCAGCGGAAGCAAGGTGTATCCCGGTAGCGCCGACGTGACGATTGAAGGGGCATTCTTGCCGATGGATGAACGGCAGCACGCTCTCGAAGGCGGGATCTACACGAACGCGCACGAACTGTATTTCGATGTGGGCGACGATCTTCGTGTGAGTGACAAGGTGGTGATCGATTCAACGACATACTTTGTCAAGAAGGTTTTCTCAGCTTCCTTCGGTGGCCTTCGTCACAAGAGAGCTTCCCTTTCTACGGAGTCATGAGTTTTCAGGTCACTATTGACGGCTTTGATCGGATTCAAGGAATCGTAGATCCTGTGAGGTTCGATAATGCGATCGACAAGGCACTGGTTCGCTCGGGGCAGATTCTTCGCGATGAAACCAAGAAGATGCCACCGGTGTCTGCAAGCCGTACCGGCTACGGGGCGAAGGGTATACCAGTAGCACCGAAATACGGCGGTACACTTCGTGACGAAATCTACAGCAAAAGGATGAGCCGCCTTGCCGTCGGTATCATCGCTCCTGTGGGATACTCATTGTACGTGCATCAGGGAACTTCAAAGATGCCGGGGCGACCGTTCTTCCGCTGGGCACTGGAAGTATTCGGTGTGTCAAAGCTCATCGAGAACGAATTCACTCGACAGATTTCCAATTCATTGAATGGCAGATAACGCAGCGTCAGCAATTCGATCGGCATTAGATACGGCGCTCTCGGCGGTAACGCAAGTGAAGAGCGTCGAAAGCGGGAAGACATCGGATTTCGCCGGGTTCCCGGCAGTGAGATACTTCCTCTCAGGCATCGAGAACAATCAGGAAGATACGAACAGTGACTACCGCACATATCAATACACGGTGGACATCATCACGCCCGTATCCAGCAACGGCGTAAGCGTTGCGACATGGGAAGCGGACTTGCAGGACGCTATCGACGCGGTGATGGACAAGCTGGGTGCAGAATGGACTCTGTCAGGGAACGCAGACAACGTCACCATGCAGCCAAGTCCCGTACGAGTGGAAGAGTTCCCATTTGGCCCTGCGAACGTTTTGACGCTCACGGTGAATGTCCGAACTCTGATTGCGCTTTCGTAGTTGTGCTATACTGGTGCCATGTCCTCAAAGAGTGAGAAACCGAAGGCCAAGACGGAGGAGAAACTCCTCCCCTTTCTGTACCCGTCCATAGGCGACGGTGTGACCATCATGGCGAAAGATCAGCAGGATGCCGACAAGAAGGCAGCGAAGCTGATGGAGGATATGAATTCTACATCCTCCCCCTCTAAGCCATAGCAAACGAACACATCGGGCGTAAACAGTCCATTGGTATCGGCAAGGAAACGACATCTGGAACAGCCGTAGCTGCTGCCGTTTGGATTCCGAAAGTAAGCGGTTCATTCTCTCCGAAAGTAGAGACTGCCGAAGACGATGGTGCTTACGGCATCATTGATCGCGTGAAGGAAGTCGAAACCGTCAAGGAAATGACGGAAGTGCAGTTCTCAGCGATTGCCCGCGACGGATTCATCGGTCACCTGCTCATGTCAGCCTTTGGAGCTGCGTACTCCTGCGTGAAATTCCCCGTCTCTAGTATTTCAGGGACGTTCACAGAGGGAGAGACAATCACGGAGACTACGAGCAGCGCAACAGGCACGCTTCGCAGGAACGACCAAGACGCTGGAACGGCTGCGCTCTACATCGTACCTGTATCAGGAACATTCACAGGTGGTCAGACGCTTACCGGTGGGACATCGGGTGCAACCGCAACTGGCGGAACAATCGAATCACCCAGTGCCGTGCGAAGCCATATCTTCCGCAGGGTTAACACCAACACACACCCTTCGTACACGATTTACGGATCAGATCCCGTATCAGACGACCGAGCTTTGTATTGCATGCTCGATTCTCTTGACCTAGAGGCGGTTGTCGGCGACTACGTCAAATTCAATGCGAACTTCCTTGGAAAGGCACTTGCATCGACTACGGCTCAGACGCCCTCCTACACAGCACAGAACCCCTTCCTCACGAAACATGCAACCTTCAAGCTGGCTGCCGACCATGATAGCCTTGATGCAGCGGCAGCGATTGGCGTGGAGCGGTTCACTCTGAACATCCCAAAGAACCTCCTCGACATTACAGAATTTGGCAGCACTGATCCGGCTTCGTTCCACAACCAAGAATTCGGCGACATCACGGGTGAAGTAACACTCAAGTACAACGCAGTGACGTATCGCGATTACGTCCTCAACGCGACAAAGCGAGCGATGCGGCTTACTGTTGCGAATACAGGAGTAACCATCGGTTCGTCTGCGAGTCCAACATTGCAACTCGACTTCCCAAGTGTAGGTTTCCGAGAATGGGGCAGACCGACAGAAAACGCAGGCATCGTCAAGCAGACGTTGCAATTCACAGCCGAGTACAACATCGCTCGTGCTCTGACGCTGGAGGGGCTGCTGCAGAACACGGACACAACAGGTTACTAATGCTTGCGCTCCTCATAGCACGGTGATACGCTTGCGGCGATGATCGTAACGCTTTCTATCGGCGACAAAGTGTATTTTAGCGAAGTCTGGACGCATGGATGTGAACGGGCTCTTGAGAAGGTACGCGATGAAGGAGTAATCATTCGCGAGAACTTAGATGATGGCACATGGGTGAAAGAGATCCCGTCAGAGAACTTCAATCGTGCATACGAGGCGGTGTTTCCGACGATCATTGAGAAGATCGTGAGGGAGGGAAAGGACAACCAGTACAGCGAAGCATGGCTGAACGAGATTCCCGAACGAGACTACGAAAAGCTGAAGGCGCATATCGTCGCTCTTCGTTCCTCCCAAGACACGGAGGAGCGGGAAAAAAATACTGGAACAAACTAAGGCCGTACTGTGGTCGAACATTCCGACCGAACAATCACTGCCCACTGAATACGTCGAGTTCTGGCTTTGTCGTGAGCTTCATTGCATGCCAAGCGATCTCGACGCGCTCCCGGAAGAGAAGCTTCAGAAGTGGATCGCGTTTCTGAGTATTGAGGCAGAGTCTGTTAGAATAAGGACATCTACTCCTCCCAAGCATGTCTGAAGCAACTGCCGTCGTACGGATACAAGGCAAAGATGAGGCCAGCGGCAAGCTCCGAAAGGTTCGGAAGGAAATTGATGACATCGAGAAGTCTGTTCAGAAAGTCTCGAAGACAACGAAGAAGAGCGGTGGACTCAATGACATTTCGTCATTTCTCGGCATAGATCCTCGGATCGCACGCGGCGGAGCGGCAGGAGCAATTGCCCTGATAGGGGCGAAGGCCATCAAGACCGCCTCCGACCTCGAAGAACTCTCCAGCAAAGCGCGGTTCACCTTCAAAGAATCCTTTGGAATTGTGGAACAGCGGTCGAGAGAGATTGCTGATGAAGTGGGACGAGCCGATTCGGCCATCCTTCAGTTCTCGACGGATATGGGCGCTGTTATTGAGGCTATGGGTTTGTCCGGTCCGGAGATGGCAAAGGTCAGTACAAACCTTGCGAAGCTGTCTGTGGACATGGCGTCGTTCCACAACGTATCTGATCCGGAGGCGTTTATTGCTCTGCGATCTGGAATTGTTGGTGAGACCGAAGCGATGAAGCGGTTCGGTGTCGTCATGACACAGGCGAACTTGAAAGCATTCGCACTGAATAAGGGCATTACAACGCAGATCGACAAGATGAACCAAGCACAGCTCACAGCTCTGCGTTACGAGTTCATCATGGACAAGACGGCGACGGTTCAAGGGGATGCTGCAAGAACTGCGAACTCGGTTGCTAACCAACTGAGGCGAGTTTCTGGTAATACGAGAGAACTGTTTGAAGAACTCGGCAAGCCGCTTTTGCCTGCGACAAGTAAAGGGCTGCAGGAAGTCAACGAGGGGCTGGAGGGAGGAATTATTCTCCTGAAAGGATTGAAAATAGGCGCACGTGAGACATTTGAAGAACTACGGAGCATGTCCGTGACTCTCGCGCATCTCCTCGGTGCCGGATCTGTGGGACTCAAGGACTTCCGAGGAGCGTCTTTGCAGGGATTGAAAAATGATTTGAGCATGGAAGATGTACAGGCGAGTCTCGGGAAGACAGCGGACAAGAGCAAGGATGCGGGTGCAGCCGCAAAACAGGCTGATGGAGAGTTTCGGAAGTGGATGGAAGAGCTCGGGCGTGCCGGCGGTCCTGCGGGCGGCCTTGGCAGGACAAAAGAAGAATTGGAGGAACTGAAGGATAACGTAGACGAGCTGAAGGCGTCATACCGCGAAGCACGGCTAGAAATAGACGTGGATATCCGTGAATTGGAATTCAGGCACGAACAGAGCATGAAGGGAATGCGCGAGGATATTGCGGGCGTTGAAAAGGCAATGAAGAAGCTCGGGGAATCGCATGCCAAGACGACGCAAGGCATTGGCTCCGGAGTCGCCGAATCTGTTGTGGAACAGCAGAACCGCATCAAGGAGTTGAAGAAAGACATGGAAGACCTCCAGTCTCGTGCCAGGCAGGAGAATAAACGAGGAAGCATCAGTGCGGGCACGAACGACGACATCCTCGATTTGAAAAAGCAGATCGAAAAGGAAGAAGAAGCTTTGCGTCGTTTCTTTGAGAGTGGACAGCAGAATGGGCTGGAGGGTTTGCTCGCCGAGGCGCAGAGACGAAACGACCTGACGGGATTTGAGCGTCGGGTTGAAGACCTCAATAAGCAACGGGAAGAGGAAAAACATCTGTTCGAGGATCGCAAAGGAGAATTGGATGTAGAGAAGGGAAAGCTCGAGGAAAAGATGGCAATTGAGCAAGAAGTATTCACCCGAGAGCGTCAGGAACTTGAACTCACGAAGATCGAAATGCAGAGTTTCCACGATAACTACATTCTCAATTTGGACGACATGGACAAAGTCACAAAGGACCTTGTGGAGTCCATGAAGAAGAAATTACAGGAGCTCCGGAAGACGATTAATTCAATCAATGCACTCTTGTCTGCGAACGCAGCAATCACAGGTGAGGGCAGCCTTGAGAGCCGCGTCCAACAGCGGAGACAAGAGCGAGGAGGACTTCAATTTGACAGTTTCGCGTCGGGCGGCGTCGTGGACAGGCCGACAATGGCGCTCTTCGGGGAAGCCGGAAAGGAAGCGTTTGTGCCGCTGCCCGATGGTAGGTCCATACCCGTCACTGTTCGGGCAGAGAAGGGCGGCGGAAAGGCAGTGAGCGTTCAGATCGGGGAAGTACACGTTCACAACGAGGCGGACGAAGACCGATTCATTCAAAAGATCACTCGTATGATTCAGCTTCAGCAATTACAAGCCGCCTAATGCCAGCATTCAGAGGATTCCAGTATCGGGAAAACATCTATCGCGGCGGAGCGTTCCCGATCGTCGTGCCATCGACCGACTTGGTCGTCTTCAACAACTTCTCTCTCGCAGATAACGTGAGCACTTTCTGCACAGATCTTACCGATTCAGCCCCAAGCCGCGAGATCATTGGTGCGCGTGTCCCTCGCGACGACGGCGAATACGTGAATGGTGACTACTGGAGGGACAAAAGGATCGAAGTGCGAGGCTTTCTAAAGAAATCGACGCAGAGCGATCTGGAGACGTTTCTTGAAACGTGCCGCAAGAACGTCCGGCAGCGAGAAGGAAACCTTGATATCACCAGAAAGGATTCATCTGGCAACACGATTTCTGTTCGGCGGTATGTTGCAACATGGGAGAACCCGGAAGAGCTGTTCAGTGATCGAAAACGGCACCACATTACGATCTGCCCGTACAACATGGTCTTCACTTGCAAGACTCCATTTGCAAAGGATCGTGCCTACACGAGCCAACTGACAACGCTAACCGTCTCTCCAACCACGCAGGTCATTACCAACAGCGGGACGATCGAAGCGAAGCCGGTGTTCTTCATTCTCTTCGACGCGGTGAATACGGGCACGGTCTTCAATATCGAGAATGAGACGACAGGCGAAGTAATTGAGTATTCAGGAAGCTTTGCGGCAGGGGACTTTCTGGAGTTTGACAGCGAGAACATGACTGTGAAGAAGAACTCGACCGCCGTCGATTTCACGGGCTCCTTTCCAAAACTGGACGTCGGGAGCAACTCGATCAAGTTCACTGTCACAGCAACGAGCTTCAGTGCGACCGTGACAACAAAGTGGAAGCCGTCGTATCTCTGATAGAATGATTCCGTACCCCCCTTCTTCATGCCATCCCCCTCGTTCACTCTTCCGGCCGTCATAGACGACGCTAACCCGCAGCTTACCGCGAATATCTCAGCAGCAGCAACGACCATCGTCGTGAAGTCCGGTGAAGGTGCGAAGCTCCCGACAACGTACAACGGATCAGCCACTTCTACGGGAACGAAGACCACACTGAACTCTACGGCAATCGGAAGCTCCGGTGTCGCGGTAGGAGACTTCATCGAGAACATCACGGACGGAAGTTACGCCGTGATCCTGACTGTTTCTACTAATTCCATAACGACTACACAGCTTCAAGGGGGCAGCGACGACACGTGGCAGAATAGCGATGCCTGGGCTGTGAACCGCTTCGTCGTGACTCTGGCGAAGGTGGATGCCAATGGTACGATCACGCAATCAGAAAAAGCGCTCATCAATCAGCGAAGTACGGACACGCTTACCGTGGCAACCGGCGGACGCGGATATGACGGCTCCGCAGCAGCAGCGTTCGATGCAGACGACTACTGTTACCTCCTTGTGACTCGCGAAGCGATACTTGAACTTCAAAAGGCAATCAGGAATCACGAAGCGAAGTTCGACGAAGTTCAGAAGGGGCAGCACACCTATGCCGCAGATGCGGAAGCCAGCGACACATACGTCATAACGCTCGACCCCGCTCCATCCGCATACGCTGCCGGGATGACAATTCGTTTCAAAGCAAATACGAAGAATACGGGAGCCTGCACGGTGAACGTGAACGCTCTTGGCGCTAAATCACTGAAAGTCTGGGTCGATGAAGATCCGCCGGACGGTTACATTCAAGCAAACAGCATCGTTACAGCCGCATACGATGGCACGAACTTCCTCATACAGAGCGTGACAGCTCTTCCCGGTGCGGGAAAGATCAATACGGAAAGCGACGCAGCGACAGTCACGTTCGATCTCACGCAAGGTGATGTGCAGACCGTTGTGCTTGGTGGCAACAGAACTTTGGCATTATCGGGTGATGAAGACGGGCAGATATTTACAGTCATTCTTGAGCAGGATGGAACGGGCAGCCGCACAGTCACATGGTGGAGCAACATCAGTTGGCCATCTGCTACGACTCCGACGCTTACGACGACAGCGAGTAAAAAGGACGTGTTTGCGTTCATTCGGGTCACTTCCACCGACTACCTCGGCTTCATTGTCGGCCAAGACTTATGATCTCCGTAGAAGAACAACTCCGGCAACAGTACAACGTGCCGGATGGTGCGACACTCCTGGACAAGACTGCACAGATCGCGTCCTTGACGCCAACAGAACAGTTCGGTGGACTTGCGAACTTTGGTTTCGTGAGACCGGACGGAACGTATGGATACATCTGCAAGGTGGCGGGCAACCACATCTACTTCAAAGACGATCTGGATGGGCAGCACAAAATGATCGACACCCGATGGATTCAAAAAGGCGGCGTACTGCGGCCGACGGCTACTCGTCATCAAATCACGATCGAGCGTGGTGGCCTCCTCACCTACAGGCTGAAGGACGATTCATTCACGTTGGACTTCGGATCGGACTTTGTCGTGCAGGACGACTTCGCGGTTGCAGATATTGGTAACGGACTGACGGCGAAGCTCTGGACAAAGGCAGGGAAGTTTGAGAAATGGATCACTGGCACGGGGCATCCAAACCTGCCGACGACACCGGACGGGAAGCACTACGTCCTTTCTATTCCGATGTCCGGGCTTCCTGCTCGCAATACATTTACGAAAGACTTCCGTGTCGGTGAGTTCTTTGTTCGACAGGCAAAAGTCTGGCGCAAAGACGGCAGCAAGACCGCTCTCGTAAAGCAACAGTTAACTGGCGATGCTTGGATCAAATTGCTTCCCGTGGAATTCTTTGAAGACGGGGTGGATTGGGAAACAGACGCGACGATATACTACGCGGGCGCAGGTGATGGGTACGTGGAGTCGGATTCGCTGGCAGGGTGGGTATCAGCTCGAACAGACACCGACGGCGCTGTTGCGGATTACACAAGCAATAACGCATTCGTGGCGGCGAAAGGTCCGGCGAACTTCTACGTTGACCATCTCTACCTCCCGACAGATATGACCGGTGTCGGGACTGTCTCTTCCGCGTTCCTCAGCGTCTATGCCTTGACAAAGGCAGACGAAGGAGCAGCGAACAGTTACGCCGCGATGGTGCAGACGTCCCAAGCATCTACTTCCAGCCTCGTGACAGCCGACATCGATAATGTCTCGTACACAGAAGGCTCAAGCCAACTGGATCTCGGGGCTGTGACAACGAGTGCGCACAATACGTTGTCTTTCACGGGAACAGGGATTGGCTGGATATCGTCAGGTATCGTAAAGGTAGGGCTTCTCATTGGGCATGACATCAATGACGTGGAGCCTACGCAGAACAACTCTATTCAGGTAAGCACTTCGGAAGCAACAGGTACTTCGCAAGACCCGTACATTTCTGCTACTGAGTCAGAATCGAAAGGAGGACTGATTCTTTCAGGCATGCGTCGCCGTCTCTTCTAACCTATGGCAGAGAACAAAAGCTACAACATCAAGGTCTTCGACCAAGACGGCAGCACCGCGATCACCAACTGGTCTGCACAGACGGTGAAGAACACGCCGCAATTCACCTCGAAGATCAACGGAGGATTCGGAGAATGCGTTCTTGATCTCGATCTGCCCTTCGACGACTTCGGCGAGGGGAACGCGGTGAACTTTATGAACATCGTGGACATCTATGCAGTGGACTCCGACAGCCCACGTGGAACTCGAATTTACCGAGGATTCGTTTCGCAGTATGAACCGTACATCGAGGGGAGAGGCGAGGAAGGTGTGCGAGTGTCGCTTCTCGGTCTGGGAAGCATGCTTACATTCTCGTACTACAAGAACGGCACAAGCTATACGGTGAATCACACGACACAAGATCCGGAAACAATTGGACGTGCAATCATCGACCACTTCAACACAATCTATGGGGGAAGCCTGCTCACATACGATGGCGATTCTACTGATCCCGTTGGCACAACCGTGAATATGGACTTCGTAGACCAGAAGTGGTTTGACTCTCTGCGTCGTGTCGGGGAAGTTTCAGGGACCGGCTGGTGGTGGAAGATCGACGAGAACGGAAAGTACTGGCTGAAAGATAAGCCTTCCAGCGTCACGCACAAATTCACGATAGGCAAAGACATCGTGATGATCCAAGCACCCAAGGATAGCGAGAAGGTGGTCAATGACGTGCAGGTGCGATGGAGTGCCGGAAACGTGGATGACAGTGATGCCACGAGCCAACAGACCTACGGCTCCGGAAGCTCACCAACAGGCAAGCGATCGAAGATCATCACGGACTCGAACCTGACGAGCTCCGCAGCGGGTACACAACGCGCCAGTAAAGAAATCGCTGACAACAAGGATGCAAAGGTGAAGGCGGTGCTTACGATCAATGACAACTATGATCTGGAAAGCATCAAGGTTGGGGAAACGTGCAAGATACAAAACTACAACAAGGACTCTACCTTCTTCGACTCGAACATGCTGATAGTAGGTCTGAACTATCAGGGGGACACGACGAGATTGGAGCTGGAAGGACATCCGGCCAACTTCGGCGTTGAGCTCGATTCGTTCGTCAATGGATAGCTGTGATAAAATTAAATCGGCTATGGCAGACACTGAATCGTACGCCGGCATGAGAGCAGACATCAAGTACATCCGTGAGTCGGTGGACGAAGTCAAAGCGCAGGTCAAAAAAACGAATGGGCGGGTTTCTACGCTGGAGGATGACAAGATCCGACGCGACACGCAGCTGCGCATGATCGGCTATGCACTGACGCTGATTATTGGTGTAGGGACGGCGGTAGCCGTAGCATGGCTCATTTCCCACCTCGGACTGCGATGAAAACCGCAGAGACAGTAGAGGCACTCGAACGGGACGCAAGAGATGTCGCCAGTCGGTGCAACATGGGCGAGATATTTCACAAGCGGCAGGAAGTGCTAAAGCTCGCCTACTACAAAGAAATTACAGATGGGCAACGCGACAAATTGCTGGCCATACTTCAGCCTTCCAACTGCGGCGGATGATCTACGAATCCCGCAATCGCCGGGAAGCTGACAATCTACATCCCGCTGCTAGGCACAAGGTGTTCCAACTCATCGACCGTTGCGAACTTGTTGGTCTGAATTTTCTGATTGTGTCTGGGTCACGAACGAACGACGATCAGAATGAGAAATGGAAACAGGGCCGCGAGTATCCGGGACCGATCGTCACGTACGTGAAAGGCGGCGATTCAAAGCACAATTACGGCGTGGCTATTGACTTCGTTCCCGTTCTGCTCGGCTTCTTGAAGTGGAACAGCAAGAAACAGTTCGAGCAGATCGCTCGCATCGCTGTAGAAATCGGCTTTGAGTGGCCATATCAGAAGTGGAACTGGGATATCGGGCATCTGGAGTATTCGCCCGACCTCGATATTGCCGCTCTGAAGGCTGGGAAGAGACCCGACGCGACCAAAGCCCGCGATGATAGGGTAGACGACTTACAGGCACGTTTACGCAAGGCTCAGGAGGCGCTGGAAAGTGGGGCGGTGACATTCCGCCGAAAATCGAAGTTGCGAAGATTCGTAAGAATGATGGAACGGCAGTTAGAACAGGTACAATGATTTCGTCATTTTCCCCTGGCTACGATGAACATCTACAACCTCCTTCCAAAGCTGAATGGTTACAAGACCGCCCTTGGTTCGCTGATTCAGGTAATCGTCGGTCTTCTTGTTGCTGCTGTCGAATTTCTGAGTCTTGCGAATGATTGCCTCAACGGCGTTCAACCGCTGGATGCCTGCTTCGACAATCTGCCATTGGCCCTCATGGGCGTGTTGGCGGCTGCGAATGGTCTGGCCCAATTCGGCCTCGGCCACAAGCTCATCAAGGCTTCCGAATAAACCGTGCGAAAGCCAGAGCACCGCTTACTGTGGCTCTTAGCAGTCGCCACACTCCTCGCGCTGTCGCTACCACAAGAAGCCAAATCAAATTTGTCGCTCTCACGAGTAGGCGAAGCCACCATTCTGATTTCGCATCCTGTTCGATAGACCAGTCCGAGTGAACGCCCTTTCTGTGCCTATTGGGTGGCAAGCCGCGTACATCGTCGAAAGTCTCGTGCCCGAAGATGAGCGTGCCGTCTTTCCAGTACCGCTTATGATCGACGTGATACCAGAGTGGTAGCCCTTTCGATATGAGGAACCGTGTTCGGAACGCCTTCCACTCACGTGAGTTGATGTGTTTTTTGTGGAGCCGTTTGAATTCAGCGTCAGAAAGGCGGGGCATGGTAGACTGTCACGCACATAACGTAGCGCACATGCAGAAAGACGAGCAACAACACACGCAGGGGAACATACCAAGTCCGTTTACGGCAGAAGACAGATTCAAGCGAGCTTCGGGGCAAACAAAGCAAAATCCTTCCTTTCATGGGCTTCCAATTGAGCGTTTACGAAGACGCAAGCAGCTCGTGCAGAACGGTGTGACGTGGAGAATGAGCATTGACCAGATCAAACGCTATTGTTCGATCATGGGTGAAAAGCTCGCAAATCGCACGGTCTACGATTACGTGAACCGCACGAAACAACCGAAGCGGTATGATAAGACGGGACGCGACCAGACGCACCACGACTACATGACGTTCGAGTGCTTCCTGAAGATTTGCGACGGATTCAAGAAACTTGGGGCAGAGCCCGCTGCGATACGGTTCAATCAGTCACCGGGCGAGAAGGCAGGTTTCCGCTTCGACTTCAAATTCCGCATAGGGAAGTATCTCTTTTACGGCGAAGTGCAGCTTTCTGATTTGGCAGGCACAAACTGGCGACGAAAGCACAAGGGATACGTTCGGTGGTATGAACGCAACACGTTCCCTTTCCGCGTTCTCATGGTCATAGACCAGAAACGCGACATGAGCACTGTTCGTGCGCATGCACGGGAAGTGTTGCAAGACCACCCGAACCTGAATTTGTATCTCTATACGACCCTCAATGACTTGCAGGCGTCCGACAATCCTGTGCTTGAGCCGATCTGGAGAGACGCTAAGGGAATCAAAACAGCTCTGGCATCATCATGATGCTGCTTTGGGTGCAAGACACCCGCTGCTCAATTCCAACGAAACGGTAACTTGTGTCCTTCTCGATCTGCTTCGGCAGGGTTCGGCACAAGGTCCCCCCACCGATCTGACTGAGAAGCGTTGCGATAGTAGTAGTGCTCGAAAGAGAGCAGTATCCCCTCTACGGCGACAGTGAAGCTCATCCCACGGCTTCTGCGTTACGGAGGGGTTTCTTTGCAGAAGCCCTCGCTTCCCGTCGCTCCATACGATTTGCGCCGCCTGCTGTTTTCGTGCAATCTCCTCTCGGCTCTTTCTAACCACTGTTCTTTCCATGAAAGGAGATACGAGATGTCGAGCCGAGTCTATGGCGGAGCACTTGAGGTAGCCAGAAACGATCTGGTGCTCATGGAAGCTCCTGAGTCCACGGAAACGTGGAAACCGATTCGTCATTACGATGTGCTTGAAGCAGTTGAAGGAACGTTGGAGAGTGCGGGATTCCGAAGTCGGACGTCCTCACTCGCCGTGTCTCATGAAGACAAACGGTTCTTCGGTGTTCTGGACATCGAAGCGGCAATCGGTGACGGCATAAGCATCGCCGTCGGTGTGCGCAATTCCAATGACCGCAAGTTCCCGATCGGTTTTTGTGTCGGGAGTCGCGTGATGGTTTGCTCGAACTTGGCGTTCTCATCTGAGATCGTCATTTCCAAGAAGCACACCCGTTTCGGAGAGGAGAGGTTTCGTGAAGGCATCGCCAAAGCTGTATCGTCCCTGCATCAATTTCGCACTGTGGAGGCTGCTCGCATCGAGAAGCTCCAACGGCGGATTCTGCAAAACCATGAAGCAGACTCAATCATTCTGCGTTCGGGTGAAAAGGGGATCATCGGCTGGCGTCAGATTCCGAAGGTGATCGCCGAGTGGCGTGAACCGTCCCATCCCGAGTTCGAGACGCGAACTGCGTACTCGTTACTCAACTGTTTCACCGAAGTGCTCAAGCCACGATTTCGTTCGCAGCCCAACAAGGCGGCGTACGAGACCATCCGCTTGCAGCAACTTCTCGCTATCTGAAAGGAAGATGCGATGAATCGACGACAACGTAAAGCTGAACCCGAAGACAACGGTCAAGCAAACGGTCCGTGGGAGAAATTGACCTTTCCCGCTGGTCAAGGTGCTCAGATCGTTGCCTGCATCTGGGCGAACGATGTGAAGAGAGACGACCAATCGTTCGTTTCGTACGCTGTGACCGTCGAACGGCGGTACAACGAGAACGGCGACTGGAAGTCCGCCAAGGGTTTTCGCCCCAACGATCTCCTCACAGCCGCGCATGCCTTGCAGAAGGCGTACGATCTGATCTTGGAAGAACGGAATCGTTGAGCCCGTGCCCCAGTCTTCGGACTGGGGTTTTTCAACAGTTCCGTGAAGATGCGAGTGCCTGTACAATGGGCGAAGGAGAACCTCATGGCGAAGAAAAGCGACAAGAAGCCGACTTTTTCCGGGTCGAAGAGACTCAGCAGCGATGACATTTCCGACGTACTGCACGCCAGAATGATTGAGCGGATGCAGGAACTGTCAAGAGGTGACGACCGTTACTTAACGCTGGACATGTACAGCGGCGAGTTTGTACAGTTACCGTCTATAGAAGAAAAGCGTAAACCACGGGCAGAACGCGATTCACCTTCCGCAGAACGCATTGATGTGCTGATAGCGAATCTGGAATTAATCCAGACCTCGCTGCGAACGAAGACACAGCAACTTTTGCAGGAGCTTTCAGGCAAAGAGTACGACACGCTGGAAGCCAAACGCGAGGTCGTATCGAAAATCAACCGCCTACTTAGCGCTGCCGATGCCCGTATCGAATGCCCGAATTGTGGCGAGCCAGCTTCACTACGCTGTGCTGTGACGGGGAACGCGAAGGACGGTGCTTTCCAATTTGAGCACCACCGCCCGAAGACCGTTCACGGGGCAAAAACCCGATTTCCCGAAGACTTACGGCTCTCGTAAGTTTTTTTAACTTGACGTGTACGGGAAACCGTATATGATCTCTGAAATCGTATACGAGTATCCGTAGATGGTGAAAAAGTAATGATCGACTTCCTCAGACTCCTCGCAGTTTTTGGCGTTCTTCTGCTAGCACTCGGTCTCGCCGTCTGGCTGCCGTGGAAAATCTGCACGACCCTCTGGTCTGCCTTCTGGGGCTGGCGTGATCGAGTCCATTGGTCACGCACTGGCATCACTCGGCAGTACGTCCGTGATCTGAAGACGGACATTCGCAACATCCGTCGGATGCCTCTCGAAGTCATCGAGAAGGATGTCCGCTACTGGTTCGCACAAGGAATGAACTTTGGCGTTATCACAGACCGAGCCGCAGTATTGGACTTCGACGCAAAAGAGCCAGCAAGGGAGTTTTTCAAACAACATCGCCAACTCATAAAGACCATCGTGGAAACGCGAAGAGGCGTTCATTTCTATTTCAGGAATGAAGACCAGATCCGCAACACCACTGGTACGCCCGATGTTCGGGGAATCGGCGGATACGTTGTTGCTCCCGGCTCTCTTGTCGAAGGTCACGAATACAGATTCGTGGACGGATACGACGAAATTGATCCGAGGAAGATGGAGGCTCTTCGGGCAGAGTGGTTGCCCAGAAAGGACTCTGGCACTCACGGCGCGTTGGAAGCAATTGAAGAGTCCGGCGAGATGGTTCACCGGGCACGTGAATATTTGAAAACGCTACCGCCTGCGATCAGCGGGCAGAAGGGGCACGCGGCCACAATGCGAGCGGCTGGCGTTCCGACAGTTATCTCGACAACGCTTTGAACGACGTTCTTTGTATTGAGACACGCAACCACGAACCGCTCTTGGTCGTTTCCGGGGTTATCCAGCCAGTACCTTCCGAAGAAATCCTTAGAGGCTTGCGGGCCGGTTATTTTTGGGCGTCCGTCTAACGAGCCTTCATAGACAAGCGAGACTCTTTTGCGAGAAGCGTATTTCGATGGATCGCTTAGCAGCTCGTTGACGGCTTCGCGGACTTGGGGGGCTACGTTTTCGGAAACTATTCCTTCTCTAAACGAGAACTCAAGTTGCCGTTCCATCTTAGAGGAGTGACGGAACGGAGTTCTGAACGTGAACCAGCTTGTCGGTGTGGTCTTCGCCGATCATTTCAAACAGGAACTTGCGCCGTCCGTTCTCGCACTGGCTCGGAGCGTTCGGCGGCCAGGCCGACTCCGGTACGGATAGATCCCCCGATAGGAACTGCCGTGCTGCGATCGTGAGGCGGTACAGGGCGTTGCCGCCTCTCTTCCCGCATATTTCCACCAATCCGAAGTGAACAAGCTCTGAGGGGGCTTTACGCGCCGTCTGCCCTTTGAAGTGGCTTCCGATTTCGGATGTGGTCATGGGTCTGGTAAGCATCTTCAGCACGGGGATGTACTCCTCGCGCCATCGAAGGCGGTAGATGCGGTGTGTCTGCTTGCAGGTCGGGCAGCCATATTCTGCTTCGCCTGAGCGAATGACAAGATCAGAGAACGACGGCT